TCCTAATATTATATATAATAATAATATAATAGTAGTTATTCAGGGGTGAGGGTGAAAACTTTTTTTAGTAATCACCCTGAGCGAACAAAACGCTCTCGTCGTTCTTGTTCCACCAACTCTCGTAGCGAGCCTTCTCGAACTGCTCGTAAAGATCTTGGCGGTCGCCGACATAGTAGCCGTCGTAGTTGAAGAACTCGCCCTGATTCATCTCGATGAAGTTGCTGAGGTAAATCTCGAAGTCGTCCTCATACTCGCTCCTAGCGTCGTCAGTGGCTGGGGTAAGGTCTTCCTCCCACCAGTCAGACTGCCAACTGCTGTAGCCGTATCTGGAGTTACCGGAGTAAGGTGAGCCATAGCCCAGAGCGTTGGCGTTGCCGGAAGTGGCAGAGCGGTAACTGGACTTGTTGGATACCCAGCGGTCTTCGTAAGCAGGGTCGAGGTCTGGAATCTGCAGAGTCTCGATGATGTTGCCCTTACGAATGGCGTAACCAACACGCTCTGGCATTACCAACTCGAAGGTGGACTTGAGACCCAACTTCTTGAGAACCTCGTGCAGAATCTCCGGAGTCGACGCAAAGAAGAACGAGCCGTCTTTGACTTGTGCGATAACCATAGGAGAGTGGCTGATGCGAGCGACTCTGAGTGTGCCGTAGTCGTCATTGGATAGCCAAGCGATAGCCGCATCGCCGTCTAGTTTGGACAACGCTTCTAGCGAACCCTTCTCGATAAGAGCAGGAATAACGCTAGAGTCTACCTGTGGCAAAGACTTAGGCAGTTCTGGGCGAATGCGGTCGTGGTTGTAGATAACGCCGTTGTGAACAACCTGAGTATTGCCGGAAGGAGATAGCACAGGGTGATTGTTGCGAGAGTCGTTGATAGAGCCGTGAGTGGCAAGACGAGTGTGCAGAATGACTGCATCGGTCTTGCGAGGCATAGGCTTGAGTGACAGGCGTGAGCCAGCGACCGGACGCTTGAGGTAGCCTACGCTGTTGCGAGAGTGCCAAGCCGCACCGGAAGCCTGATTGCCACGACGCTCTAGGGCGGTGAGCATAACATTAGCGATCTTGCGAGAGTTGAGATTTGATTTGTCTGATAGAGAGAATCCACCGATACCACACATAAGCGACCTGCTTTCCGACTCGTCCGAGTCATTGTCCGTTTTGTAACTAGGTATAGTTTACCGGCAAAAGGGTTCGAATGTCAAGAAGATTTGAAAACTTTTTTGGCTCAACAACCCCTTTGTGGGGATAATTCTACACGGCTATGTAATGTTTGTCAAAAACTGGGCAAAATTCTGGGCAAATCGCCCCCTTATACGCCCCCTTATATGGAGTTTACATATGGTTTTTGCATATGGGGCATAAGCATATTTGTCAACTATATTTCGCTATAGGCGAATAAAGTGAGCATTAGAACAAAACCACCCGTCGCTCGCGTTCGCTCGGACAAACCGACGGTCGGTTTTGTAGCCAGTAAGAAGGTGATAAATGACACTTACAGATTAGAAGTAGTAACTGCAGTAATAGTTATTGCAGTTATTATTAGCTTCATCATTATAGGAGAGAGTGCCTGTAATGCAAATAGTTATTGCAAATTATAAACAGAAAGAAAAATATGTTAACTCATATTCGGGAAAAAGCAGGCTGGATAGTCGAACGACTACAGCTTGTTCAGCAGAACCAAGAGCAAATCGAAGCATCAACTTACGAGTTGATTCTCAAAAGCGCAGGAATGCCAATTCATAACGTAAAGTATGACGGCGGTTTCTACACCAGACGGTACCTAACTATGTATGGTGCTGGAGTAGACGGTGAAAGTGAAGTAGGCCAGCAGGTCATTCAGTACACTAGAGACGCAGAGCACATCTCAAAGGCTATCTTCGAGATCCAAAAGAACAAAATGAAAAACGTTCTATGGGCTTCATTCCTAGCAGCACTAAGAGATGCAAACATGGCCGTTGTCAATGACAAGCTAGAATCACGTAAGCTTGGCATAATCATCGGCATTTTCCCGCTAAATGAAAGCGATACAGAGCGATCATTCACAATCCAGAGCGAAATCGGATTCTGGAGATGGATGCAATGCGTAGTGATCAAGAAAGAGCACTACATAGCTGGTAAGCAGTTAGTCGAAGATCGCGTAAAGTTCTTGACTAATGAGCTAAAGAACGTAAATGGCGGAGAAGAAAAAGTTGGCGGACTAAGCACTTTGTTCGACAAGAAGCCACTTAGTGCTAACCCAAGCCTAAGCGAGATACAGCTTATCGAATCTCAACGAGATGCTGCATATCGAGCCTTCCCAAGTCAAGCCATTACCAGCCGCACATGGGGTTGGGAGATGGAGATTGCAGATGCCAAGGGTGTCGATGCAGTCTTCGGTGTTGACAAGGGTGAGGATGGCAGTCTTCGCGCATATGAAGCTAACACTGATTGCGATTGCGATTGCAATGATTGCTACTATCACGAATGCGATTGCGAACACTGCGAGACTGGATCTAGCGATCCAGATCACTGCGACGGTCGCAACTGCAGCACTGCAGATAGCGCTGAGTTCCGTACCAAGAACGGATCTAACAGGCTTATGCATGCAGGTCTATTCAAGATCACCAAAGAGCTAGAGGCTGTAGAAGCAGAGGTCAATGACACCTGCGGTCTACACATTCACGTATATGCTCAGGATCTTGAAACCAAGCAGGTTGCACAAGTTCTAGCTATTTACAAGTATCTAGAAAACATTATGGCGATTCTCGCAGGTCGCGATAATGTTAACTATGCACAGCGTATTCCGATCGAATACGTCAAGTATGCATACAAAGGTAAGTTGCCAAGCGATAAGCCAAGGGCAATCAACCTAAACCACCTGCTAGGTAACTATGTAGATAGCAACCGAGGCACCATCGAGTTCCGTCAAATGGCAGGTACTTACAATGCTGAAGAGATTACCTTCTGGGCTTGGCTAGTCAGAGGTATGGTAACGATCGCAAAGCGCGGTGCGGAGTTGAAGAACTTCCTCCACGTCAAAGATCTAAACGACATCATCGAGGTGTATGCGAAGTTTAACTACTTCCTACACGACGAGGGTGCAGAGCTGCTAATTCCAGGTGGAATGCAGGACAAGAAGCACATCAAACTATATGCACACGAAAGGGCATAAAGCAATGAAGCTTACGTTTGTAGAAGAAAGTGAATTGGTAGGTCCAGGGAGGCGGGAACGTTATCCCTGGGCCGAGTTCTTTGAGGCGCTGTACCAGCACCCAAAAAGGTGGGCATTATTCCCACACAAACTGCCAAATGCGAGCGCCGCATATATGGCTAGAAACCGTTTCAAGGATATCGAGGTCAAGTGCCAGAAGGATCCAGAGACGGGTCAGTGGTCAGTATATGCAATGTATGTCCCAAGTGATGAAGACGAGGTGTTCTGATGAATGCTTACAGAATCACTATTGTTACTGAGCTAATAGTCGAGACACGCATCGATCTGATGCATGATCAAGACGAATGGCAGAAGGTCGTAAATAACTACGAACCAGCTCAACTTCCATGGTCGTTAGAACACGTCGACTACACCGATGGTTCAATAACAATTGAGGAGTTGGACTGATGGCACCGGTTTACAACTTCATGACTGGTGAGGTGTACAGCGTAGAAGCTAACGACTCTGTACAAGCTCAGCGCATTATCGACGCATTCTTCCAAGGAGAATGGGATGAAGTCGACGTAACAAGCGACGACATAAACCGTGTTCAGTACGAATACTCAGGCACCAAGCTCATGGGAGAGTCAGAGCCTGGCAAGATGTATAACTACTACGTCTACGAAGAAGAGTAAAAAACTGGGCCTCATTTCCCCCCTATGAGGCTCCTAATGGGTGTTGCGGGGGTCATATTCATTCCATATGGCCCTCGCTTCGCTCGTGGCCTAAAGTCAAACCCAGTGGTTCTAGGGTCGTAAGAACCGGAAACCAACCGTCTGATCCGCATTTGCGGACCAGCCAGCCGGTTGGTTTCAATCTAGTTATAAGGAGACATCGTGACTAAGTTCACTCTAGTAGCAGAAGCAGTACAAACCGTAAACAAGCCATTCGTACCGCTCACCCCAGGTGAGTACGAGGGTATCATCAAGGAAGCACGTGAGACCACTATTCGCAACGGTCGTCACGCAGGCAAGAAGAGCATCGACATCGCAGTTCAGATGGAGGATGGTCGCTACATCTGGAAGGTGTTGCCACAGTTCACCGCAGCTCAGTTCAAGAAGTTGAACGACGGTGACACGAAGTGGTACCAGATGTCCACCGTATCGTTTGCTCAGGCAGTAGGGCTGGGCGCAGTAGCTGACTTGCAGGAAGTCATTGGCAAGTCTGTCAAGTTCTTGGTAGGTATGCACCAGGACAACGGATACGGCCCACAGAACAGCATCGTAAAGTTCATCAAGTAACCCACCGAGACGGAAACCGGCGGCTGCTCTCATTCTTCGAGCAAGCCAGCCGCTGGTTTCCTGACCAAGACACAAGGAGAAGAAATGTCAAGACACGCTAAGCCAAAGACAAACCTGCAGAAGTTCCTAACGAGTCCGTTTATGGACTTGATGTGGGTGATAGGTTTAGGTGCGCTGTTCGGTTACGTAATTGCCGAAGCGTTGCTAGGTTCCTGAGTTCCCCCCAACTCAGGTAAACAAGAGGGTCAGGTTTGGTTCCCCCGCCAAGCCTGGCCCTTTTTTTGTCCTGGCGTTCTGCCCTCCGTGGCCGCAAAGAAATCATTTTATTAGGCGTATACACGAGCGGGCCGGACCTCTCCCATCACGCTCAATTCGCAAGCTTTTCGGAACTTTATGTTAGAATCCCATCATGAAACTTGATTACGACGCATGGCTCCAGATCGGCATTGACGAAGGCTGGGTATCCCCGCCCTTCTGCAACACCCACGAAGGCGACCCCTACATGACCATCGACGAAGAGGCCGAGTGGGAAGAAGGCGGAGACCCTTGCCTCGTTGTGCTAAAGGTCATCATCTAAAGAAATCATAAAAATTCTATTTCCTGATAGAATTAGATCACTAAAAAATTTTTCGCGGGAGAAAAAACAAAATGGCGCGTGGACTTACAGAAGCACCAGAACCAACCCCAGATGCCTCTAGCGTCGACCTGAAGCAGATTGCTGACATGCTCTATGCGATCTTCTGTGCTCTCCAGGAAGTAAACGCCAAGCTCCCAGCGCAAACCCAAGAGGAAAGGCCCTTAAATGGCCTCTAGCGAGATTTCCCTACTGGATGACACTCTGATCCACCTAGCGGCTTCTGGAGCCTCTGGAGACGAAATAGAGCTGAAGACCGGCATCCCAGCTGCGCAGGCTATCGACCATGTGAAGCAGCTGATGAAGAAGCGTGACATCTGGACCGAAGTCGAACAACGCCAGCTCCTACTCTTCGAGCTAAACGAACTCAAGGATTCTCTGCGCATGAATGCAGTGCAGATGCAGGACCCAGAGGCTGGCCGTCTGATGCTGAAGACCCTAGAGCTAATCGGCAAGCGCCTGGACTCCGAGAAGGGCAAGGTCACTGACCAAGTTCTTCGCCTTTCGGAGTTCCAGCAGAAGATCCTGCTTAGGGCCATGGATGCAGCTTTGAACTTTGCGAAGCAGGAGCTTGCAGAGCGTTACCCAGAGGTGCCACGGCACGAACTAGACGAACTAGTAGCCGAGGGGCTATTCCGCGCGAAGGCAGAGATAGAGAATGATAGATAATGTCATCGATGGAGTCATCAGCGACCTCAGAAAGCGCTCCAAGAACTCGATCTACCTTAATGACCCAGTGGCTTGGGCTTCGGACGTTCTGGGCAAGCATATGTGGTCAAAGCAGGCAGAAGTTGCGCTCAGCGTGGCTCAGAACACTCACACTGCTGTTGTTAGCTGTAATGGTGCTGGGAAGTCTGCTACTGCTGGCATTCTTGGCAGTTGGTGGATTGCTGTACACGATCCTTACGAGGTTGCGCTTATTTGTTCAGCTCCAACTTATCCCCAGATTGCCCGCGTTCTTTTCCGTGAGCTAAAGGACAACCACAAACTTGCTGCGATTCGCGGCTTTAGCCTGCCTGGGCACATCAACCAATCAGAGGAATGGAAGCTTGACGACGAATACGGCACTCTTATTGGATTTGGAAGACGACCTGCTGATACCGACATTGTTTCGGCGTTCCAGGGAATCCACAGGCGATATGTATTTGTTGTATTGGACGAGGCCGGGGGTATTCCGACTGACCTTTACACTGCTGCTGAAGCAGTTACTACATCCGCGGACAGTCGAGTTCTCGCTATTGGAAACCCTGACCGTCGAGGAACTGAATTCCATCGTATATTCAGGGAAGATGAAACCTGGAACAAGATTCAGATATCAGCTTTTGATTCGCCTAATTTCACTAACGAATGGGTACCGGAGGATGTGGCACCCCTTCTCATTCAGCCGTCTTGGGTAGAGCGCCAGAAGAAGGCTTGGGGCGAAGAGTCCGCTAGATACAAGTCCAAGGTTCTGGGGCAGTTCCCAGAGGAAGACGACACCACTTTCTTCTCGCAGGTGGCACTAGATACTGCAATCGACACTGACATTGTTGAAGATGGGGAAATCCCGGCAGTGCTGGGCGTGGACATCGCCCGATTCGGTGAGGACGACAGCGTTATCTACATTAACAGAGGTGGCCGTTTGCGCCACTTTGCCACATGGACAAAGGCAAACGCAGTGGAGTCCGCAAACCGCATCCACGAGGCTGCTATTGCCACAGGTGTGCGTGAGGTTCGCGTCGACGGCACGGGTCTAGGTGCACCGGTAGTGGATATGCTGGCTGCGATGTGTGGCAATATGTATACGGTTATCTCAGTAGTCGGAGCCGCAGCTAGCCCAGATAACACTCGCTGGCTAAATGCTCGTGCTTTTGGGTACGACAACCTGCGTGAGAAGATGCTGATGGGGCAGCTGGACATCGACATTGATGATAAGACGTTGCTTGACGAGATGATGGTCATTAAGTATAAGTTCAGCAACAAGGGTGCGATCCAGATCGAGTCCAAGGACGACATGCGAGCCAGGGGCCTAAAGTCGCCTGACCGCCTGGATGCCGCGATGTATGCAACCCTAAACTTGGACTATTTAACTGGCGGAGGCTTTGCTGGAATGAAGCCAGGAGACAAGATTTACCAGCATGCCGACTCTTTGGATGCACAGTTCCCGTTCTACTCTGGCTGGACATGGTAAACTTAAATTACTTTTTCAAAGGAATTTAAGGTTTCATGGACGATTTTGACAGAAATTACGAGCTTTTAGCTGAGTCTTACGCAAACATGGCGCAAGCTCTGTTGTCAATCGAAGACGAGGGCTGGAGCCTTTTGGGCCTAGACAGCCCAGTCGGGGACGCATTTACCCTTGAGCAGCTGCACGATCTGAGCGGGAAGCTCACCGAGAAGACCGACGGAAACCCGCTACTGAAGCGTGGCTTCGGGCTTCGCACTAGCTATATCTTTGGTCGTGGCATCCAGATTAACGACTTTTCCTCTAGGCGAATTGAGCAGCTAGTTAACCTACCTGCCAACCAGCAAGCACTCTTCTCTGCCGAAGCAATGGTCATCAACGAGCGGTCGAACTTTACCGCCGGGCAATTCTTTATCTTGGGGGACAATTCCTCTAAGCGACTGCAGAGAATCCCTTTTAAGGAAATCACTGGCTGGGTTTCTGACCCAGACGACATCGAGAGCATCAGGTTCTTGCGCAGGTCTTGGTCTCGCATGGGACTGGATGGCAAGACCACTACCGTGCACGAGTGGTATCCTGTTGACACTTATGAAGTTTCAGCTAGGGTCGCCTCAATTCAGGGGCAGCCTGTAAATTACTCAAAGACCATGTTCCCTTTCATGGTAAACAAGCGGGCGGGAAATCCATGGGGTGTACCAGATTGTTTCGCCGCTTATCCTTGGGCCTACGCCTACAACGAATATCTAAAGGACGGCTCAAGAATATTGAAGAGCTTGTCTATGTTCGCATGGCAATTGAAAAGCAAAACCAAGACGGGTGCTACAACTGCTGCTGCCACTATTGCAACTCCACAGGCAGCGGGGTCCACAGCGATCCTAGGTGCGGACATGGAGCTGGCATCGCTACCACGCACAAGCAACTCCGTAGACCTTGGAAACGGAAAGCCGCTTGCTGCGATGGTTGCTGCCGCGCTAGAGGTCTCAGTTGTTGCGCTGATGTCAGACCCTGGAACAAGCGGAGCCTATGGAGTCGCCCAGACGCTTGACGTTCCAACTACTAAGGCCATGCAGGCCCGTCAGAGGCTGTGGGAGCTTTACCTAGAGCGCATCATGCGATTCTTTGGGCAGCGCGAGACCAGCGTGAAGTGGCCAAAGATGGAGACCGAATCCAGCTTCCGCATGGTTCAGTCGCTTGCTTTGGCTTACGAGGCTGGCGCAATCTGGCAGGACGAAATGCGAGCCGCTGTGATGGATGAACTTGATGTTCCATCTCTGCACAATGAAGTTCCAGGCGATAACTCTAATGATTCGCAGGGTTCTGCGGTTCCATCGCAGGGTAATTCTGGTGCTGTAGGTTCAATGCAAGATAATAGCAATGATCTTCGTGATATGGACAATTAATCAAATACCTAAATGTGGTATCATAACATCTGTAATACATATCCAACGGAGACTTTATGGCTGAACTGCTAAGCGAAAAAGTTGGCTTTAATGCCAAGGCGACCAAAAACAAGTGGCGCGTCAAGGTTATTGAGGCTGGCTGGGGTTCTTCCGGATATTACGGCCCTGAAATGCTATCTGAGTATGGCCCACAGGTTTTCAAGGCTGGCACAAAGGTTTACATGAACCACCCTTCAGCATCTGAAGAGGCTGACCGTCCTGAGCGTGACGTTCACGAGCTAGCTGGAAAGCTAGTTAGCGACGCTGTGTTCAAGGAGAACGGCCTAGTTGCTGACATCGAATTTTACTCACACTACGCGCCAATCATCAAAGAGATGGCTGGAGATGTGGGTCTATCTATTCGTGCGTACGGCGAAGCCAAGATGGGCGAAGCCGACGGACGGCAAGGTCCGATCATTGAATCGTTGGTAGAGAACCCTCTGACCAGCGTGGATGTGGTCACTGTGGCAGGAGCAGGCGGCAAGTTTATTAGCCTCCTTGAGAGCTACAGGACAAAAGACGAGGTAGCCTCGTCCGACATGGAAGAAGGAAATGTAATGTCTGTTACCAAGGAAGAGTTCGAGGCAGCGATTGCTGACCTAAAGAACACTTTCGTTGAGGCACTCAACCCTCTTCGCGAGTCTGTTTCGGTTCTCGTAGAGTCCGCAACTGCCGAGCCTGAAGAGGTAACTGACACTGAGGCTGTGGAGGACGTTGCTCCTGCTCTAGACCCAGTTGACGTAGCTGAGAAGTTCAACGAATCTGGCCTACCGAAGATCGCCCTAAAGCGAGTTTCTGAGGCTCTAAAGTCTGCTGAGAACAGCAAGACTATTGACGAGCTTATCGAGGAAGAGAAGGCTTACGCTGACTCCCTACGTGAGTCCGTTGCAGTTGCTCCAACCGCCGAGGTTGTGGGTATCGTCCACGAGGCAGTCGCAAAGACCACCTCAACCGCCGCTGATGAGTTTGACGCTATCGTCTCTCGCATCGCCAAGAAGAAATAAGGAAAAAAGATGGCTCTTAACGAGATCTACGCAGTAGCTAATAGCCTCGTCTTCCCAGTACACACCTCTGTCACCTCTGGCAAGTTTGTTAAGGTAGGCGACATTGTTGGCGTTGCAGAACACGACGCAAAGGCTGGCGAGGACGGCAACACTTACGCTACCCTCAAGCTAACCGGAGCATTTGAACTTGCGTTCAAGTCTGGCGACACTTTTGACGTTGGACAGAAGGCATACGGAGTTGCTAACAGCACTTCTGGCATCATCCCTGAGGCTCAGGAGTCCAGCACTAGCGCTAAGCTAATCGGCCACGTTATCAAGGTAACTTCTACCACCGTAGTTGTTCGCTTGGCTCAGAACTAAGGAAAGACACAATGACTGAAATTACCGCACGTCAGCTAGAGGCTGCAAAGCTCCTTGAGGGAGCAATCCGTGGCGACAAGCGCGACCAGCTAGCACTTCGCGAAGGTATCTCTACCTCCGACCTACCTGTTCAGCTTGCTCCTACCATCAACAAGATCATGCTAGAGAACTACGCAGACACCCCAGCAGTTTGGGACCAGTTTGCACAGCGCCTAGTGGTCGACGACTTCCGTCCTCAACAGTACATGAACATGGCTTACGACGACGCTGGTCTAGACAACGCTGGCGACAAGTTCTACGAGGGTGCGCTACCAAGCGTTGGCGAGTACGACGAGTACCCAACCGCTGGTTGGTTCTCCTTCAGCGAGGCTGAGTTCCAGGTTAAGAAGTCTGGTTCTCGCGTACGCTTCAGCTGGGAGTCGATTGTAAACGACAACAACATCTCTGTTCTTGAGCGTCTACCAATCGAGCTAGCTCGCAAGGCACGTGGTCTTGAGGACCTAGAAGCTACCAAGCAGTTGGTTGCTTCAGGTGGTCTAAACACCGCTAACTTCAAGACTGCTAACCAGAACATCATCTCTGGCAACCCAGCTCTAACCCTAGAGGCACTTGAGGCTGCAATTCAGGCTATCAACCTACAGACCTACAACGGTCGCCAGGTTGCACCATTCACTCGTTTTGTGCTAATGGTAAGCCCAGCTCTTGAGCTAACCGCTAAGAAGATCCTTGCAATCCAGCAGGTTCGCACCGAAGTTACTTCTGGTTCGACCGTTACCTCAACCGTTTCTGGCAACCCAATCGGTTCTCAGATCCGCATCGTTGTAAACCACTGGATCAAGAAGATCAACACTGGTGCTGACGACTACTGGTTCTTGCTACCAGAGGTTCAGGACACCCTAAACCCAGGCATCGTCCTAGGCTTCCTACGTGGCTACGAGGCTCCTGAGCTTCGCGTTAAGGCTAACGGTGGTCTATACCTAGGTGGCGGTGCTGTTCCAGCTCGCGAGGGTTCGTTCGACAACGACGACTTCGAGATGCGAATCCGTCACATCGCAACTGGTGGCTTCCTGTTCCCACAGGGCACCATTGCATCGACTGGTGCAGGCGCTTAAGTCTAATCCCGACAAGGAATGCCCCCGCTTCGGCGGGGGTTTTTCTTTGTGCTAGAATAGTTCGACAATACCTCCCTCGCCTCTCAACGATGCGCACTTGGGAGGTTTTTCAACCTCTAAGTCAAGGAATTAAATATGGTAACTGTTTATACTCTCCCATCCTGCGTCCAGTGCGATAGCACCAAGAGATACCTAGCCAGAAACCTGATTGAATACCGCGAGATCGACCTGAGCAAAGACGAAGCTGCAATGGAGCATGTACGTACATTGGGACACACTCAGGCTCCCGTCGTGATTGCAGGCGACGAGCACTGGAGTGGTTTCCGCATGGATCAGCTAAATAAGCTTGTGATACAATAATCCTGTTCCGCACCTCCTTCGGAACTTTTGTGCGCACTGAACCCGCCCTGTTGAGACTCTCCGGGGCGGGTTTGCACTATTACGGTATAATTATCAAATGGCTATCTTTCCTGACTCCAATCTCCCACCACAGTCGCAAGACTGGGGCGATTCTGTCGAGCGGGAAATAAATAAACTCGAAAAAGCTGTAAAGCGTTCTGGCCCATCTATATCTGGAATTTCAGGCGGGTCTGGTAGTGACGGAGCCGTTGGGCCACAGGGTCCCACTGGCCCACAGGGTCCACAAGGTGAGCAAGGTCCTCAGGGCGAGCAAGGTGTTCAGGGCGAGCAAGGTGTTCAGGGAGAACAGGGGCCGCAGGGTCCGCAGGGGGAGGTTGGTCCGCAGGGTCCGCAGGGGCTACAAGGCGAACAAGGCCTTCAAGGAATTCAGGGCGAGACTGGCCCGCAAGGCGAGCAGGGC